TTTAGAAAAAGCTTTAGAAAAAACTGATTTTTTTAATCCTCCACCTAGTGATAATTTTAACAGAGTTTCTAGATCAATAGAAGTATTATATACTGGCGCAAAAGTTTTAGGTATAGATAATATGTTATCATGGGGTGTTTCGCAAAACATGACTAGACCTTTTTCTAACATGACAAAGGTTAATATGAATTATCAAATTTGCGCTCCTAGAATGTATAGAGGACGTATAGAATCGTTAGTTGGAAGAGTAACAGGTTTTGCTGATATGATACAATTAACTCATTTAAAGTTACAACAAGTTATCGCAAGAATGGTTCCAGATGGTGTTTTTGTTGACGTTGATGGTTTAGCTGAGGTTGATCTAGGTAATGGCACAAACTATAATCCACAAGAAGCATTAAACATGTATTTTCAAACTGGTTCTATAGTTGGTAGATCTTTAACTCAAGACGGTGATCCTAACAGAGGTAAAGTTCCTATTCAAGAATTGCAAACATCTAGCGCAAACGGTAAGATACAATCGCTTATAGGTACTTATCAATACTACTTACAAATGATACGTGATGTGACCGGGCTTAATGAAGCTCGTGATGGTAGCACGCCTGACAAAGACGCTTTAGTAGGTATACAAAAAATGGCAGCGGCAAATTCAAACACAGCTACAAGACATATACTACAAGCTTGCTTATATCTAACAGTTAAAGCAGCTGAAAACATATCTTTAAGAATAGCTGATATGTTAGAGTATGATTTATTGGCAGACACTCTTAAAAAATCTGTAAGTAATTTTAATGTAGGTACATTAGAAGAAATGAGTAATTTAAATCTATTTGAGTTTGGTATATATTTAGAACTTGAGCCAGATGACGAAGAAATTGCTAAACTAGAAGAAAACATACAAGTTGCTTTACAATCAGGTCAAATATTTTTAGAAGATGCTATAGATATTAGACAGATTAAAAATTTGAAATTAGCTAATCAAATGCTAAAAGTAAAACGTAAAGCAAAACAAAAAATGGATCAAGAGATTGCGCAGCAAAATATACAAGCTCAATCACAAGCTAACATACAGGCTCAAGAAGCTTCTGCTTTATACGAAGTTCAAAAACACGAAGCAATGGCTGCGTCTAAACTACAAATAGAACAAGGTAAAGCTCAGTTTGAATTGCAAAAAATAGAAAAAGAAGCTCAAATAAAAAAAGAAATAATGGAAATTGAGTTTCAATATCAAAAACAATTAGCTCAAATGGAAAAAGGATATATGAGCAGTAAAGAAACAGAAATAGAAGATCGTAAAGATAAAAGAACAAAAATGCAAGCTACACAACAAAGTGAAATGATTGCGCAAAGAAACAATGACTCAGGCCCTGTAGATTTTGAATCAGGTAATGATAGTCTTGGTGGAATAAATCTAAATGGCTTTGGCCTTTAGATAGTATTATTTATTAATTTTATATTATTATATTATGTCAGAAACAAAAGAAACAAAAGAAGAAGTAATTGCTTCAAATCCTATTGAAACAGGAGAAGCAATTAACGAATCAAAATCAGATTACAAAGTTGATCTAAAAACAGGAACAACTAAAAAACAAGAACCATCTACTGTTACAAAAGTAGATTTAACAAAAAAACAAGAACAAGATGCCGTTCAAGTCGGAGAAACAAAGGAAGTGGTTGTGGGCGAACAAGCCGGAGATAGCCCTAAAGTGGACGAACAAATATCAGAGCCCGTTAAAACTACTGAAAATTTCAAACAAATCCAAGAAATAACAAAGGACGAAGTTAAAAAAGTAGAAACCGTTGTTGAAGAAGCTATAAGAGATGAAAAAGTTTTAGGTAAACAATTACCTGAAAACGTTGAAAAATTAGTTTCGTTTATGGAAGATACTGGTGGTACGGTAGAAGATTACGTAAGATTAAATGCAGATTATTCTAACGTAGACGGTCAAACATTGTTAAAAGAATATTATAAAAAATCTAAACCGCATCTTAACGATGAGGAAATAAGCTTTATCATGGAAGATAATTTTTCTTATGATGAAGAAATTGATGACGAGCGAGAAGTCAGAAAGAAAAAACTCGCACTTAAAGAAGAGGTTGCAAAAGCTCATGGCTATTTGGAAGAACTAAAGGGTAAATATTACGACGAAATCAAGTTGAGACCGGGCGTTACTCAAGAACAACAAAAAGCTATGGAATTTTTTAATCGATATAACGAAAATCAGCAAGTTGCTACACAACAACATGAGGATTTTAAAGCTAAAACTAAACAACTACTCTCTGATGACTTCAAAGGTTTTGAATTCAAATTAGGAGATAAAAATTTTAGATATGGTGTTAAAAATCCTAATGAAGTTATTGAATCTCAGTCAAACATTAGTACGTTTGTTCAAAAGTTTTTGGATAAAGACGGCGCCGTTACAGATCACGAAGGATATCACAAAGCAATATATGCTGCTAGGAATGCAGATACGATAGCACAACATTTTTATGAGCAAGGTAAAGCCGATGCTGTTAAAGATGTAGTTGCTAAATCTAAAAACATTAGCAACGAATCTAGGCCACAGCCTACAGGAGATGTTTTTGTTGGAGGATTTAAAGTAAAAGCTGTTAGTGGTTCTGATTCTCGTGGACTTAAAATAAAAACACGTAAATTTAACAATTAAAATTAACAATTATGGGAATATTAACTCCTCAATTTGGTAGTTTAGTGCCTTCACAGTCACAACAGACTTTGGCTAACAACTACTTAAACTTCAACGGCGCTGCTGGTGGAGGAACATTCGCACAACAATACCTTCCTGAAATTTATGAAGCTGAAGTAGAAAGATACGGTAATCGTACTATCTCTGGTTTCTTAAGAATGGTTGGTGCTGAAATGCCAATGACATCTGATCAAGTAATTTGGTCAGAACAAAATAGATTACACATTGCATACGATAACGTTGCTTGTAATCAAAATCAAACAATCACGTTACCTGCTGGCGTTGCAAACGTATTAGCACCTAACATGACTGTTGTAATTATGGATCCAGCTAATCCATCTGCTACTGTACATGCTATCGTAGGAAATGGTGCTGCTCAAACAGGAAACCAAACCGCTACAGTTTATCCTTACGTTGCTGCTAACCTTGCCGGTTTATCAGCTACTGGGCTAAAACTATTTGTATATGGTTCTGAATTTGCTAAAGGTACTGCTGGTTCTACTGAGAACATCACTCCTTCTTTTACGCAATATGCTAACTCACCTATCATTATTAAATCCAATTATCAAATAAATGGATCTGATACTGCTCAAATCGGTTGGGTTGAAGTTGCTGCTGAAGATGGAACATCAGGATTCTTATGGTATCTAAAAGCTGAAGGCGAAACTAGATTAAGATTTGAAGATTACTTAGAAATGAGTATGGTTGAAGGTCAATTAGCTACGGCTGGTTCTGGTTTTAGCGCTAATCAAGCTTTAATACCTGGATTTGGTGGTGCTGCGCCTGTAGTTGCTGCTAAAGGAACTCAAGGTTTATTCTCTGCTATACAGTCAAGAGGTAATGTACTTGCTGGATACGGTGGAACTTTAACTGATTTTGATTCAATATTACAAAACTTAGATTCTCAAGGAGCTATTGAAGAAAACATGCTTTTCTTAGATAGAGCTACAGAATTACAGTTTGATAATATGTTAGCACAACAAAACTCTTACGGAGCTGGAGGTACATCTTACGGTGTATTTGAAAACTCTGAAGAAATGGCGTTGAACTTAGGATTTTCTGGTTTTAGAAGAGGTTCTTATGACTTCTACAAAACTTCATGGAAATACTTAAATGATGCTTCTACAAGAGGTGGTTCTGGAAACTTCACTGGTGGTGACAACATCGACGGTGTATTAGTACCTGCAGGAACAACTACTGTGTATGACCAATTACTTGGTACAAACATACGTAGACCATTCCTACATGTGCGTTACAGAGCTTCACAAGCTGATGATAGAAGAATGAAGTCTTGGATCACAGGATCTGTTGGTGGTGCATTCACTACAACAAATGATTTCATGCAAGTATCTTTCTTATCTGAAAGATGTTTAGTAACACAAGCTGCAAATAATTTCGTATTATTCGTTGCTTAATATTTATGTAATTTTTACCCTCGTTATATCAACGGGGGTAATTATTACTTTTATAAACTATTTAATTATATTATATTATGTCAAAAACAAAAGAAACAAAAGAATTTAACCCAGAAAAAGGCTGGGAAATAAAAGATAGAAATTATTTTCTTACTGGAACAGATAGACCTTTAACTTATACGCTACCTTCAAAGCACTCATCACGTTATCCTTTATTATGGTTTAACGAGCATACAGGAGAGCAAAAAGCTATAAGATATGCTAATAATCAAATGTCTCCATTTGAAGCAGATCAAAAAGGTGAAGTAACAATGTCTCATATTATATTTAGAGATGGTACATTACACGTTCCTAAAAGAATGCAATCATTGCAAAAGCTTTTATCAATATATCACCCTTATAAAGATAGTAGATACACTGAACATTTACCAGTGGCTGAAGCTCAAAATGATTTACACATATTAGAACTAGAAATAGAGGCTTTAAATCATGCTAAAAACATAGGTATAAACGAAGCTGAAGCAATATTAAGAGTTGAAAAAGGCTCGGTTGTATCTGAAATGAGTTCTAAAGAAATAAAAAGAGATATACTATTGTTT